TTGCATGTTGGGCAATTTGTTTCGGTTTCATAAAACGAAATTTGGTTCTTGTACTTCTGGATATTCTTTTTGATTTGTGACTCAAGAACTTCTAGTTTGTTCATCTTAGAGCGAACCTTGTCTAGACTTTTTCGGTTGGCAAGCAAAGTATCACAACACTCCGTAAGTTGCTCAACATCCTCCTCCAAACTCTTAAGGTGTGCGTCAGAAGACACGATGTCTTTCTGTAGAGACTCAACCATAGAATCAGACCGAGACTGGATCGACTCGATCAGATTCCTTTGCTTCTCGATCTTTACTTCTTCGATTTCAACTGAGGTGGTTTTGTCTCGTAGATTTTCTTTCATCACCGATACCTTTCCCTTTAGGATGCTGTTCATCCCTGAGAAAATGTTGATGTCTAGAATGTCTTCGATGACGTTCCGTCTGTCAGCAGCCGATAACTGCATGAAGGGAACAAAGGACGAACTGCCAAGAATAACTACCTGCGTAAAAGACTTGTAGTTCATCTTGAGTATCTGATCCTCAAGCATCTTCTGATAGTCTTTTGCCTTGGAATCTTGGTTGAGCAATTCGTCGTTTTTGTAAATCTCAAACTTCTTGGGAGCGAGACCACGGATAACTTTGTAGTCTGAACTGCCAATAGAAAACTCAATCTCGACAACGCAGTTCTTTTTGTTGATCGAGTTAGGAAGTTGTGGAATGTTAATCTTACGAAACGGTTTGCCGAACAGTGCGAATGTAATAGAGTCCAACAAAGCAAATGACTTTCCGTTTCCGTTGCTACCAGAAACAAGAGTCATTTTGTTTTCATCTAGATCAATCTCAGTTTCAATATTACCAAAAGAACCGAAGTTCTTGAACCTCACTATAGTAAACTTAATCATGACGTTTTACATCAATCCTTTTTCTTGTAAGGGAAGGCTCGGTTGAGTGCTTCCTTACGTTTTTTACACCCACAATCTCTACCAGTTGCCTTTGCAACCTTGTCTACAACTTTCTTTATCCCAGTTGCTTTGGTGAATTTTTCGACCGAATCACCAAGACCTTTTGATTCTTCGCTCATATCGTGAGTGCCTCCATGTATAGGGTTTGAATTTTTTCTTTAATTTTACTTGATCTTTCCATCTCGAAACTATCGACTTCATTCGTAATCAAAGTCAATGTGTCCTTCGACAAATCTACTTGCTCATCCTCACTGAGATCGCTGGTTTTTACATCCTCGATCACAGTGACCGATTGAACACCATTAGCATACAGCGTGTCCATTAGTTTGTCAAGAAGATACGGATTGCTTTTATTGTGTACGAGGATTCGAACGTATGCGTTCTCGTACATCGAGAAATCTTTCTTTAGGAATTCCGTGATGTCATCATGAACATCATCGTATTCAATTTGATGGAACATGCTGTAAGGATTCTCAACGAACTCTTTTGTTCTTGTCTCTGTATCTAGAATCCAAAAACCCTTCTTCTCACCCAGATCAGAAAAGGTCAGTTGGTATTGTGTTCCGACGTAGTGAACATTCTTTCTGTAACTCTGGATGTGGAAATGTCCAGACATAACCTCTTCGAATCTAGAAAGGAAATGGTCGTCCATGCCACCATCAAAGTCAATCCCTCGGAATACTTGATATCCATCAAGCTCAAAGTGACCACCTACCCAAGATGCTTCCGTATTCTTGAGAAACTCCAAGCACTCTTCTTTGTTTTGCTTAGCCATCCAAGGAATCATAGCGATCTTGAATGAATCAAAATCAAGTTCCACAGGATGCTCATAGATGTGAATGTGATTGTACCGATCAGTAAACAATTCACGAAGAGAGTTTAGTTCATTCGTGTTCTTGTAGTATGTGTCGTGGTTGCCTATCACACAGTGGAAGTCAATACCCAAGTCTTCGATTTTTTCAACGAAGTCTTTTCGAACTCTGCTAAGGGTATTGAAGTTGACAAACTTTCTTCGATCCATCATGTCACCTAAGTGAAGGATCGTCTTGATATTATTCTCTTGTAGGTAAGGAAAAAAGATTTCATCAAAAAACTTAAAGGTGTGATCCAAGAAAATCTTTGAATCATTTCTGCACCCAAAGTGAGTGTCGTTCAAAATTGCCAATTTCATTTTTCTTTTTTGTTTCCCTTCTCGAACTTTTGAATATCATTTTCAGATATGTTGAACATTTCTCTGTAAGGATCCTTGTCGCCCTCAAAGTAATTTTTAAACCACTTGGAGAACTCACCCGTTAGGTCTTTCTCCATTGTCATCTTATACTTCACATAGGACTGCTTCTTTTCTTTCTGTATCCTTCGCAAGAAAGCATAGTATATAATCTGAGTGAAGTATGAGAAAGGATTTTTTGATTTTTCTGGATTGAAGTTTGACGCATACATGATACAGTTTTCAATACCATCCGAAATCATTTCCTCCCTGTATGGGTAGTTGATGAAGTTTGGTCGATATGAAAGGTGAGTTGCAATGTCTAAGAAACATTGTCCGATGTAATCGGTCACGGGTGGTTTTGTATCACCAGCGTCTTCTGCGGCGACGACTCGTTCTTTCCACTCAGTCATTGCAGCGTAGAATACTTTATTATCAATGTAATCGTTTTTTGTTTTACGTTTGGCCATGTCGAGTTCCTTTTTCGATTCCCTGAAAATATTCTACAACATTTTTCTTGACAGTCAAGTTCAAACTCATTATTATCTGTGTGTGCTGGTTCGGTAAGGATAGTTCTAGTACTTACTAGAACCCTTCATGGTCATCATTGAATCGGTTTGAGTCGAAGAACCAGTCGTCATCATCGTCGTCTTCCTCAAACCCACCGAGTTCTTCTCCCAAAAATCCATTCTTCAACATCTCCATGAACACCTCGGGTGGGAGTGCCATGTTGATTAGAATGGATTTATCTTTTGGCTTATTGAGATCCGAGAGTAGTTTCTGCTCTTCTTGTTGAATCTCTTCCAGCATCTTAAGATACGACTCTGGCAGACCTGCTATATTTTCTGCTGGTGGTTCTATATCTTCGAGCGAAAGATTTTTTTGATACTCTTTATCCACATCCTCAGTGGGGGTAGATATTGAAATCACCCAGTCCTCTGGGATTTTTATTTCATTTGTGGTTGAGGTGGATAACCAATTACGCATGAAGAGTTGTTCTTGAGGAAGCCCGACCTTATTGTGAACCGTGGTTATTTTCATTGCCATCGGCCGATCTAGGATATATTTTTCCCCACTCTTGCCTTTCAAGTTCGCAATAACATCTTCTCCGCTGCGAAGTTTAAAAATTCTGTTTCTGGTTTTCATAACCGACCTCCTTTGAGTGGTATGTTTACGAGTTTGAAATCAAACCCTTCAGACTTGTAGATTTTCATTCTTTCCATGAAATGCCTGAGAGTGTGATTCTTATACGACTTCCATGAGAGGTCGTCTCCAATATCATATAGTCTCGCTAAGTCTTTTTTATCTGACTTGCGAAGTTGTCTCCCTATGCTTTGAAGAACTCGGATCCTGCTTTTTGACGGCGAGGCGAAAATAATATTTTTGAGATTTCGTATTGAAATCCCAGTGCTGAATGTACCGTATGACGCAACGATGATCGCATTCGATTCATTTTCTGTGATATGTCGCACTTGTTCACGTTGCTCAACATCAGTCTTTCCGTAGACGAAGAAAACTTCTCTGCCTTCAACACTTTCGTCTATCATACTATGTAGTTTTTTGCCGTGGCTTTCCACGAATTGAAATAGGACTAGAGTGTTCCCATTTAGACTTTTTGTCAGGTTGGAAATAAAATTGTTTCTTTTTTCGTTACCGACGATCCACTTGATCTCGTCCTGATACTTCATCTTTTTGACAAGTTGTTTTTCTGTGGTGTCGTAATCCAAAAGGATAGAATCAATCTTGAGGTTGGTCAAGAGATTCTTTTCCATGAGTTTCTTCGTGGTTGTAACTTTCTTCGTGGGGCCAAACAAACCCTCGATGACGAGTTTATGTGTTTGACTACCATCAAGTGTACCCGTAGTTCCTATTCGATAATCACAATCTCTTAGATTCGACATGATCGTGGTTAAAGACTTAGCCTTGAACAAGTGACACTCATCCCCGAAGACCGCACCGAATTGGTCGAAGTATTCCTTTGGTTGTCTGAAAATACTTTGCCATGTTGA